AATGGCGCAGGGACGCAAGATTGACAATACGCTGCCTCGGTTTGTGACGCGGGATCCGGATGGTACGTACCGGGCGGAGGTTAATCGCAAGGCGATACGGTTCTTTGTGTTCGGGTTCAAAACGCCGGGCGAGGCGCACGAGTACGCCGTCGAACGGCTGCGACTTGAGGGCCAGCCGGTGCTGCCGTTGCGCGGTGGGGCTACGGCAAAGCAGATGTCTGTCGCCCAGCGGCGGGATCGCCGCAATGTGGAGGGCTTTCGCGCGGAGGTGAAGGCGGCCAGGGCGAGGATGTTCGTGCGGGTGTGGAACTGCTGCGGGTGCGGGGCGGAGTATCCGCTGGATGCCAAGCCCAGGCAGTGCGGCAAGTGCGAGCATGCGGCCGCGCGGAGGAATGCGGAAGTAGCATAGTAGATGAGTAGTCGAGTAGACGAGTAGATGGCGAAACGCAGGACACATTCGACGATCGACAGGCTGCCGGCCGAGCTGCGGGAGACGCTGACCCGGATGGTGGTTGACGGGGTGTGGCCGGATGATTTCCCGCGGGAGCAGGCGTTTGGCTTTGCCGGAGGCGAGGAGGAGCTCAAGGGCCGGCCTACGTACGAGCACGTGGTCAAATACTGCGAGCACAGGGGCCATGCGGTATCGCATTCGGCGCTGGGGCGATGGGCCAAGGGGCTCATGGCCTTTGAGCGGATGCGGACGGCCGGGCAGATCGCCCGCGACGTGATGCGCGATGTTGGTTCGGCCAGCGTGGGCGAGACGCAGAAGGCCGCCGCCGAGATCATCACGGCGCAGATAATCGATATCGCCTCGACCGAGAACCTTAGGGCGAAGGATGCCCTGATGCTCGCCGGGGCTATCAGGGATGCGACCGCGGTCGCCATGAAGGCAAACGATTACGTGCTCAAGCAGGTGAAGGAGCGGGCTGTGGCGGCGGACAAGGCGATCACTGTGATCGCCAAGAAAAAGCAGATAGACGCGGATACGCTTAAGCTGATCCGCGAGCAAGTGTACGGAATAACGGGATAACGGGATGACGTTGACGCCGGCAATTCAGCTCTATGATTTCCAGCGGCGATGGCTGGCGGACCGGTCCCGGTTCAAGATCGGCAACATGTGCCGGCAGATCGGCAAGAGCTTTATCGTGGCGCTTGAGGCCGTGGACTGCGCCATGGAGACGGGGCAGGACTGGGTCCTGCTGTCTGCCGGTGAGCGGCAGTCGAAGGAGCTGATGGAGAAGGTCAAAATGCACTGCCAGGCATACATGCTGGCGGCATCCGACATCATGGTCGATCAGTTCGACGGCGCGGATGTCAAGTACACGATGCTGACGATTCGGCTGCCCAATGGGGCACGGATCATCGGCCTGCCGGCTAACCCCGACACGGCCCGCGGATTCTCGGCCAATGTGATACTCGACGAGTTCGGGTTCCACAAGGACTCCGAGAAGATCTGGCGGGCGCTCTTTCCGACGATCTCTCGCGGTTTCAAGATTCGCGTGGTTTCGACCCCGCAGGGGATGCGGAACCGGTTCTATACGTTGATGACCCAGGACAATGGCTGGTCGAAGCATACCGTGGATATCTATCAGGCCGTGGCCGATGGCGTGCCCCATGAAATCGCAAAATTGAAGGCTGGCGTCGATGATCCTGATTCGTGGGAACAGGAGTTCGAAGTGAAGTTCGTCGACGAGGCGTCGGCCTGGCTGACGTACCTGATGATCACGGCGTGCCAGCATGAGGCGGTGCCTACGGAGATGCGGTATGAGGATGTGACGGATGAGGTGGTCGAGCAGATCGCTGCGTCGATCAAGGGCCGGGCGTTCGGCGGTTTCGACGTATCTCGCCGTAAGGACCTGACGGTCCTCGACCTGGAGGACCTTGTGGGCGACGTGTACTGGCAGCGGGCGATGATCATATTCCCCCACGTCCGGCTGAGCGAGCAAAAGCTGATGCTGTGGCGGCTGATGGACGCGATGCGGATGGAGCGGATGTGCATCGACGCGACCGGCATGGGCCTGCAATTAGCTGAGGAGACCGTGGACCGCTATGGCAGCTATCGCGTCGAGGCGGTCGAGTTCACTAACGCAATCAAACACGACATGGCCGCCAGGACGCGGAGGATGTTTGAGGATCGGCTGATCCGCATAGCCAACTGCCAGAAGGCCCGGGACGATTATCACGCGGTGAAGAAGACCACGACGGCGGCGGGCAATATACGATTCGACGCCGAGCGGACGGACCTGGGCCACGCGGACCGGTTCTGGGCAAAGTCACTGGCGTTCATGGCGTCGGATGCGGGCATTGTGAAACCTGAAGTGATTCTGTTGGGAGCTTAGAGTTGGCGGCTGCGGACATGCCATCTACAAGGCGTTCGGGCTGGACGAAAAGTTCGGTACGAGCCAGGCTGCGCGGATGTGGCTGACGGGCAATGACCTGGTCGCCGAGCGGGACTCGACGGCGACTAAGCCGTATTCCCAGCTTGCCCTGGTGTTCGCCTGCGTCGAGGAACTGATCCAGGGGATCTCCGGCCTTTCGCCGGTGCTTTCGACGGCCGCCGAGGAGATGGTCGAGGGCGGGCCTGTGTATGATGTCTTGTTTAGTAATCCGAATATGTCGTGGGACCGGTTTGTCGCCGACTCGATAGGTCACTGGGCTCTTACTCGCGACGTGTTTTGGATATTCGAATTCATGGGCTCTGTGCCGATGCGCGTCGTCAATGGCACGCAGATGCACGCCATTACCTCAAACGGCAAGGCCGACGGCGATCTCATCGGCTGGGAGTTCCGGGGCGCAAACGGCCAACGCCAGATGTTTGGGCTGCGCGAAGTGCACCAGTGGCGCAACTTCAATCCGTACGATCGCTTCCACGGGATCGGGCCGATACAGGCAGTCAAGCTGTCGGTGGACTACTCCTACGGCGCAGCGCTCTTTAACCAGTCGGCGCTGTCTAACGGCGCGGAGCCGGGGATCAAACTCAAGACGCAGGGCAAGCTCGAGCCGGAAGAGGTGTCGATGCTGCGGTCGCAGTTCTACGGCCGCCACAAGGGCGCATCCAAGGCCAAGCGGACGGCGGTGCTGACGGGCGGCATGGACGTCGCCACGGTCGCCCAGACGATGGTAGACATGCAGATGGCCGAGATTGCCCAGATGTCCGACGTCAGGATCTGCTCGGGTTTCCGCGTGCCGCCGGAAGTGGTGGGGATTATTACAGAGGCTCAGTACGCCCAGGGGCCCGCGCAGAGGGACTTTGTGTACAACACGCTTTTGCCGTTGGCGGCGGTATTCGGGCGCGAGGTGACGACGGGCATCCTGCGACGGACCGGGGGCGACTCGGCACGGACCGTGTCGGCCAGGCGGGACGACAAGTGGTCCCGCATGGCCCGGAAGATAGCGCAAAAGGCCCAGGCGGATCTTTACCTGTGGTTCGATCCGTCCACTCATCCGGTGGTGCAGCAGGTGGAGCGCGAGACGGCGGAAAAGGTGTTTTCGTTTACCTCCAGCGGGGTACCGCTCAACGATCTCATCCGCAAGCACGACCTGCCATACGAGGAGGTGGCCTGGGGTGATGATTTCTGGATGTCAGCCGGGATGGTGACGGCGCGGACGCTGATGGAATTGGAGATGGAGCCGGAGCCGGTGCTGTTGGAGGGCGAGGAGGAGGGCGAGGAGGAAGGCGAGGGCGCGGGCGAGACGCCTGCGACACAGGGGGAAGGCAAGGCATACAAGGGCGGGACACCAGCGACACAGGAGGAAGACAAGGGCGGGACGCCCTCGCTGCGGGAAAAGGATGAGAGGCAGCGGGTGCGGATCTGGAAGCGATGGGTTACGTCGTGGGTGAAATTGGAGCGTGAATACCAGGCGGCGATGCGGGTGCTGTTTGTCAGGCAGCAGAAAGAGTTGGCCGCCAAGCTCAAGGCGGCGATGGAGGCGGAGAAGGCCATCAAGTCGCCGGATCAGATCGTGGCCCGCGTGGTTTTCGACCTCCGCAAGGAAGGCCGGCGGATCCGCGTCGTCAACCGGGCATTTTTTGAAAAGGGTTCGCGGCTCGGCGCCGCCCAGGCGATCAACGAACTTCAGGGCCTCACCGGCGAGGCGCTGGTACAGGCGGTCGGGCCCATAGAGCGGCGGGCCGAGGTCAGGCGGGCGATTGAGCAGTCCAGCGAGCGGATCGTCAAGGGCAACGGCACGACGCAGCACCGCGTGGCCGCTCAGCTCAGGACGGGCCTGGAGAAGGGAGAGGGACTCAACGATCTGACCAGGCGGATCCAGTCGGTCTTAGGCGAATCGCGGGCGCGTGCGGCGATGATTGCACGCACGCAAACGGCGGGCGCCGTCTCGACCGGACGCCAGGCGGCGATGCGGGCGGCCGGCGTCGACCGGAAGGGCTGGCTGACGGCCAGGGACAACAGCGTGCGGCCGAGTCATCGCAAGGCCGAGCAGGACTATGGCGGCGGGATACCGCTGGATGAGCCGTTTGTGGTGGGATCATCCAGGCTCATGTACCCCGGCGACCCCGCCGGCGAGGCCGCCGAGATCGTCAATTGCCGATGCCTGCAGATCGCCATCGCGATGGCCGGCAAGACGATGAGTCTGGCGGATTACGACGGCAAGGCGTTTTTAAGCAGTGATGAGATAGAACGATTGTTTGCGACGAAGGCGGCTGATCATGGATGAGCAGGTCAAGCATTTTCTGGCATACGCGGTCGAGGAAAAGGCGGCGATAAACGAGGAGCGGCGGAGCGTGCGATTCGTGATCAGTTCAGCGGAGCTTGACCGCGACAATGAGATCGTGGAAGTCGCGGCGGTCGCAGGGGCTATCAAGGACTTTGCACGGAACCCCGTATGCCTGGCGTGCCATCAGCATCGCCTGGCCGGCGGCAATTCGCCGGTCGTGGGATCGTGGGATACCGACAGCTTTAAGGCGTTCAAAAAGCACTCGGAGATGGACCTGGTCTTTGCCAAGACGGAACTTGGCGAGGAGTACTGGTCGCTGTACCGCGACCGGCATATGCGGGCCGTGTCGATTGGATTCGCCGTCAAGGATGGGCACGAAGAGCAGAAGGACGGCACACGCTGGTACGTGATCACAAAGATCGAGCTGTACGAGATATCGTGTGTGCCCGTGGGCGCTAACCGCGATGCGCTGTCGAAGCTCAAGGCGTATGGCGAGTGGATCGACGACGCCGATCGCAGCAAGGCGATCGAGGAGCGAATCACAAAGGCCCTGCGGTCGGACATCGATGCGCTGCGCGAGGAGGTGGAGATACTCAAATCAAAGATCATTGACGATCCCGGCGACCTGGCCAAAACCCTATTGGGGCTCGGCGGGGATGAGGCACTGGACGCCGGCTGCGAGCATGATACGGCCGAGCGATTGAAACGGATTTCAGACGACATTAGAGAACTGGGAGCATAGCAATGTCAGTAACGCTTGAAGATATCGAAAAGGGCGTGAGCCAGATAAAGAGCAACATGGTCAGCGAAAAGGAAGTGATCGATCTGATCGATGAAAAGATCAAGGAAGATCGCGAAAAGGACGCCGCTGAGGCCAAGAAGGCCATCGACGCCGCCGAGACCGCGGCCAAGGCCGTGGAAGAAATCAAGAAGGCCAACGACGCCGTCGTCGACCAGGTGAAGTTCCTCAAGGCCACGAACTTCCGCACACTGAAGACCCCGCAGGGCCTGTACAACGGCGCCTGGGGCGACCTGCAGACGGCGAAGAACTTCGGGATGTTCATCCTGGGCCAGATATTCGGCAACAAGAAGGCTCGCGAATATCTGGACGGCCAGGGCATCGAGATGAAGCGGCTGTCGGGCGAAGAGGCCAAGGCGATGGGCGAGGATGTGGACTCCACCGGAGGCCTCCTGGTGCCGACGGAGTTTATTCCGAACCTGATCATGCTGATCGAAAAGTACGGCGTGTTCCGCCGCAATGCGCTTGAGTGGCCGATGGCCGGCGCGGAGGCCAACGCGCCGAAGCTGTCGAGCGGCCTGACCGTGTACTGCCCGGGTGCGGGCGTGGCGCCGACGGCGTCGGACGCGGCCTTCCGCACCGTGGGGCTCAACGCCAAGAAGTGGATGACGCTGACGGCGGTCGACAGCGAACTCGACGAGGATGCGGCGATCGCACTCGGCGAGGTCCTGGGCTACCTCATCGGCCAGGCGTTCGCCGAGCAGGAGGACAAAGTCGGCTTCTTAGGCGACGGGACGAGCACGTATTTTGGGCACACGGGGATCGCCGGCGCCCTGCGTGCGGTCGACGATACCATCGGCAACATCAAGAGCCTGATCGTCGGCAGCGGCAACGCCTACAGCGACCTGGTGATCGGCGACTTCGAGGAGGTGGTCGGCATACTGCCCAACTACGCCGACGACGCCGAAGCCAAGTGGTACTGCCACAAGTACTTTTACTTGACCGTCATGGTCAAGGCTGCGCTTGCGATCGGAGGCGCCAACGCCTTCGAGGTGTCGCAGGGAAAGGTCAACCGCGGCAAAGAGTTTCTGGGCTATCCGGTCGAGTGGGTGCAGTGCATGCCCAAGGCCGAAGCGGACAGCCAGATCTGCGCGGTGCTCGGCAACCTCAAGAAGGGCGCCTACATGGGCGACCGCCGCAGGCTCACGATCGACCGGTCGACGGAGGCGTACTTCACCACCGATCAGATCGGCATCCGCGGGACGGAGCGCGTCGCTCCGACCATCCACGGCGTTGGGGATACGACCGACGCCGGGCCGATATGCGCACTGATCACTGCGGCTTCGTGATCGGGCGACTGACGGGACGCATGGAGAAGACTCGTTTTATTGATCAACGTTAACTGAAAGGTCAGACATGAATCCGATACAGCAAACCAAGACCGTGATCATGCTGCGACCGCAGCTCACGGATGACGGGGACTTTGCAAACAATACGTACGTCGACACGCTCGGCTGGGGGCACCTTCGGGTGCTGTTCATCGTGGGCGACACGGACGTGGCCAGCGGTGACGCCATCGGCTCGACGGCCGAGGGCACTGCGCCGAAGATCGAGGAATGCGACACGTCCGGCGGCTTGTACACCGACGTGACGGATGCGGAGCTGAGCGACGCCATCCAGCACGATGACGACAACAAGGCGTTTGCGATCGATATCGATCTGGCAAAGTCGCACCAAAGGTACATGCAGGTCAACGCGCCGCATTCGGCGGCGGGTGCAGAGAGCGGCTCGAACCTGGCGATCATCGGCATACTGTCCAAGCCCGATGGCAACGGACCGGTCAATGCCGCCGGCCAGGGCCTGGAAGAATTAGTGACGGCATAACCTGATAGAGACCGGCAGGCATGGCGCGGTTGGGCCCGGCCAGGGATGGCTGGGCCCGGCCCGCCGGCCCGGTTTTAAACGACGTTTAACCATGAGGTAAAGGCAATGTGGATCCGAGCGAAAAACACGTACAGCGGACCGGAAGGGACGTTTGTCAGGGGCGAGCTGCGAGAGGTGGATGAGGCGGTATTGAAAGGCATCCCGAAGCGTAAGCTTGCGTACACCGTCGAGCGGGCGCCTTGGGAGCGCGACGTGGATGAGCCGGCACGCGAGGCGGCCAGGCTGCGGAACCAGATCTTCATGGCGGGCCTGGCGATCACCGGCAAGGAACAGGCGATGGAGAATGCATGCAAGCAGATCGCCATCTGCGATGAGGGCATCGCCGAATTCGAACAGGCAAAAACCGACCTGCGGGAAAAGCTTGCGAAGCTGGCGGAACAGGCCGGCAAGCTTGAGGCGGCCGTAGCCAAGAAGCCCGCGGCCAACGCCAGAAAGAAGCTGGCCGGATTGCAGTCGGAGATGGCCAGCTATACGCGACAGATCAGCGAGGTGGATGCGCCGCAGCTGCGGCTGCAGGCGCGGAAGCTGCTGTGGCAGGCGGGGTCACTGGATGACCTGCACTCAATGCTGGACATGAAGGCGGCGGTGGCGGATTGCCGCGAGAAGCTGGCGGCGATCTACAAGGCGCGGCCGGATCTTAAACCGGCGGAGAAAGACGATGGCAAAGAAGACGACAAAAAGCAGGATGCAAAAGCAGCAGCGGACGCCCAGGGACAAGCAGTTGCGGACGTCCAGGACGAAGTAGCGGAGTAGTCGAGTAGTTGAGTAGACGAGTAGTCAAGTAGCAATGACCTTTGACCAACTTTACAACGCGATAAAAGCATACGCCGAGGCCAATAATTTGACTAGGGCGTTGCTTATCACCGCAACATGCGGCGCGGCTGGTGGCGCTGCTGGCATAGGTCCGTTGGTGAAATTTCTCATGGCGGCATTAAATGGACAATGACTATGCGCACAAGATGGACCAGATAGCGCAGATAGTGAATGGGATTGCGCACACCGATTGGCGGCGACGGCAGTTGCCGGAGTTTTTGGAGTGGCTTGAAAACATGGAAGATTTGATTGAGCAAGGGAGAAAATTGCGGGGCGATATATGAATTTTGGCCTTTTGATATTTTTCGTTTGCGGGCTGGCGTTAGTGGAATTCCCGCGCTGCACCTGCAATCATGACATTCGCACGTTGCGCAGGCCGTCTTTGGTAGACATTGCACGGCGCTATCAGCAGATTCCGAACCTGACTGAGTTTGCGGAATACGCGGCAATCTATCGGCGCGACTGGGTATCGCCTGGCGATTGGATGTATCCGAACGGGTGGGTTTCGCGCGGGCCCGACCCTTGGGACCCTAATCAGATAGCGGCGGGCTGGTGGACGTGGCCGAAAGGGACGTACTAATGACATTTGACCAGCTTTACAATGCAATGAAGACATACGCTGAAGACAACGACATGACCCCGGCGCAGCTTGCCAAAGCTACTCAGCGGCAGGTTGTGAATGCGCTTGAGTTGACCGGCGAGGACCGGTCCATGCTCTTGAGCTCATGGGACAGCCTGAGGCGGCGGGTGTACGATGCGTGGAAAGAGGAAACGCGGAAAAGCGAACTTGAGGCACTGAAAGCACAGGCCGCCGTGTGGCTGGCTCAGTACTTCCCTAATGCGGAGTGGGAACGTCAAGGTGATATTGTTACCATTTATCTGCGGGGGCGTGAATAATGGGTGCTCCCGCCAAAGAAACGGCCTGCTTTGTTTGGAACGGCAAGAGCGGCAGTGTTACATCGGCTGGCGGAGCTACCAGGACGGCCCTTGACGCAAATGACGCGTCCGATTTTATGGACGCCGACGGCGATCCCCTTGCCGTGTTTGAGGCGGCCGGTTACGACGGTATTGCGATTATCGAAATCAGCGGCGGGACATACGATGGCAAGGTCGGCCTGTATGACGCGACCACGACGTGGACGACGGGTATAATCGACGGGACGATTGCCAAGATCAATTTCTCGCTATCCGGCACGCAAACTTATGAATCCGGCTACTATGAAGTAGCGGTGGTTGACGGTAATACCCTTGCGCTTGTAGACCTGACTCATGAGGCGCATGCACAGGAAGCGTGCGACTGCTACGTCGGCGGTGCGTTTGCTACTATTTCCGCTGCATCAAGTTCCGACATTACAAACGCCGCTGATTATACGCGCACCTGTTATGTGCGGGGTGATGTAACACAGACGAAAGGCGTGGCTATTAGTTCGGGCGGCGGGGTAGGATATACTCACAAGAATTTCATCGCCTGTGATTCCAGCTGGGATGCACTTGACTGGGGCAGCTATGTCACGTATGACGCGTCTGCCGTAGCGGGTGGATTGGCGACACACAGCTTTAATATCAAGGTTAAGAATGTTGTGATGTGGGGATTCAAGGCAGTGAGACCGGGCGGGGATGCCGCCCCTGGCCCTAGTCAATGCTGCTTTTTAACTGCGTCTTCTGTTGCTCATGGTGGCTTGTGGATGAATTGTTATGCGGAGGGCGGATATTTTAATTTCTATTTGGGCAGTTATATAAGTACAGTGGGGTGCGTTGGTGTAAATCCTCTATTAAATACTTTTCGTTTGGTCGCTCACGGGACGTCTGCAAGATATTGTTATGCCCAATCTGGAGCACAGACGGGAACCAATGCTGCGTATTATCTCTCGAACGCAGGCAACTCCGTCGATCACTGTATAGCAAAAGATTCGTATGTGGGATTTCATGCGGCCGACAACTATGCCTATGCCATTTCAAACTGTATAGCGTACGAGTGTGATTTAGCTGTCAACGCGTCAAGTGCCAACGCTGCGACGGCTGTCATTGACTGCCTGTTTTATGCAAAGGCAGATTGCTATGATGTGGAGATTGCAAACGATTCCAGCATCGTCTGCGAGGGATGCGTTACAAACTACTCAGGCGCATACGACCGGATAAGCGGATTAGGCCAGACCAATGTTACAGGTCTGGACTTTTCAGCGGATGACCCGCTCACCGACCCTGACAACGAGGATTTCACCATAGATTTAGATTCCACGAACGCTCAGACGTATATACTCAACAAGGGCGTCCGTGCCGGATATGTCAGCAATGGCACAGGCGTGTTGGGCACAAGCCATGTTGGTGCATGTTTAGCCTTTGACCTGCCGCCTAAGTCAAGTGTTCTTTCCAGCGACACTATCATGGGTCTGACGGGCACGGCGTCGGCTGGCGGGGGCGGACTGCTCATGGCGAATAAGCGGGGTAACAAGCAATGATAAAAGCCGGTTCAACCGATGTGACGGTCTACCTCAGACTGATAGATTCAACGACCGGTGCGGCCGAGACCGGCCTCACTATTGCAGACCTGGATATTGTTTACATTCGCAACCGTGCGGCTGCGGTGAAGGCCGATGCTACTGCTTTGGCGGCCGCCGATAGTGCGCATGCTGATAATAAGGCGATAGAGGTTGATGCGACCAACGCCCCTGGTGTGTATAGAGTTGATTTCCCTGATGCGGCATTTGCGGCGGGTGTTGATAAAGTCCAGTTGATAGTTAATGGGTCCGGGCTTGCTCTTGCTCAGGAAGAAGTAGAGCTTGTCGCGTACGACCCTCAGGACGCTGTGCGGCTCGGTCTTACTGCTCTGCCGAACGCGGCGGCCGATGCTGCGGGCGGACTGCCTATCAGTGATGATGGCGAGCTCGACCTTGACACGCTTTTAGGGCGACTGGATGCGGCGATTAGTACCCGGAGCACGTTGGCGGCCGGGGCTGCCATGACGCTTACTGAGGCATATGACGCTGCGAAGACAGCGGCGCAGGCGGGTGATGAGATGGACCTGGTCGACGCGCCGAACAGTACGGCGCTCGCTGCGATTAAAACGGCACTTGATGAGTTATGTGTTGTGCTTGCCAACGCCGCACACGGCGGGGAAGCGGCCACGCTGACGCTTTCCGAGGCGACTGGTATTTCGACGCACACGCCGGAGGATGTGTGGCAGGTGGCAAGTTTGAGCGCAACCCTCGCGGGATGGATTTGGAACGCGGCGACGGCGTCCTATGGAACCGCAGGCACATACGGCGCGGCGATAGAGGATACATTAGCCGACACGAACGAACTCCAGGCAAATCAAGGCAACTGGCTGACGGCTACCGGATTCAGTACGCATTCTGCGGCGGATGTTAAGACCGCGATTGAGGCGGCAGGCTCGCACCTTGCCGAGATTCTTACTGATACCGGTACGACGCTTCCGAATGCGCTTACGGCGATATATGAGGCTGTCACGCATGCAACCTATGGCCTGTCGGCGATTAACACGAATGTCGGCACGGTGGACAGCAACGTTGACACGCTAATTGACAGGTTGACGGCGTTACGTGCGGGATACCTTGATACGCTGAACGTGTCCGGAACGCTGGCGCACAGTGACGCGGCGGCGACCTATAAGGCTACGGGGTTCTCGACTCATTCTGCGGCGGATGTGTGGAGCGTGGCGACAAGGGTATTGACGGCGGCGACAAACCTCAGCGCGCTTGCTCAGGCATCGGCGTTGGCGACAGTTGATACGGTGGTTGATGCAATCAAACTGGTTACTGACAAAGTCGCCGATACGCTTGAGGACGATGCTGGAACATACAGGTTTACAGAGAACGCGCCCGAGCAGGCCCCAAGTGGAACCGGCGGCGATGCTACGGCGGCCAATCAGACGACGATTATAAATCATTTGACCGGCATCAAAGGCGGCACATTTGACACGGACACAGATTCGTTGGAGGCAATTCGGGGCCGCGGTGACGCGGCATGGACGGGGACGGGAGCGGGTGCAACGGCAAGTACCTATATTGTTACTGACA